TAGATAAGATGGTCGGTACTGATTTTTTTGCAAGACTGCCTAAATTTCCCAGCACGGACAAGTTAGTTAATATAGTTGTAGATGCTGCAGGCAGTTATAATATCTGTTCTAGCCCACTACGCGGCGATCACGAAGGATCGGCAAAATACAAAGGCGTATGGATCAAAAAACATCTCAATCCCCAACCGCAGCATATCTACATCACGCCTAACAAAGCCAAATATGCTAAAAATGCCAACGGCATGCCTAATGTATTGATTGACGACCGTGGCAGCAATATCTCAGCATGGGAAGCAGCAGGTGGTATTGGTATCAAATATCAAGCAGATGAGAACAGCCTTAAAGTGGTATTAGACGGACTTAAACGTGCCCGCCGTGTTGCTAAAGGTGAAGAGAAACATGAACCGCAGCAATTAGTCAGTAAAGATAGAGGCGGTAGCAGTGCTATTGCCGCACCTGGGGATAAGAATGAGAGCGTTTGAGTTTATTACAGAAGCCAAGCGTAAGAAACGTAGACCACGTTGGGCTGCTTACGGTCCCGGACCTTACGGCGGGTATGGATACTATGCTGGATATAGTGGCGATGGCGGATCCAGCGGAGGCGACGGCGGTGGCGGAGAGAGTATAGAGTATGAAAACTTTGCAGATGGTAAGAAGCCCGGACGTAAAGGACTAGCAAAGCGCAGTGGTGTAAACTGCAAAGCCAGCGTTACAAGTCTACGCAAAACTGCTAAAAATTCATCAGGTGAAAAAGCACGTATGGCACATTGGTGTGCTAACATGAAGAGCGGTAAAAAGAAATAAATACACTATCATGAAAATTAAAGATATTTTAGAATCTGCCACAGCAGGTGCTACATCATCAGGCAATATAGCCACTGTTGTAAACCCCCATCTTAGCCCTGGAAAAGCTCGTGGCAAAAAGAGCTATATAGGTGAACCCGGAGGTCCGGGCGGTACTAAAGCACCCCCACAGCCTAGGCCTAAAAAAGTCAAGCCCACCGATAACGCACTGGATATGAAAACCAGTTTATTTGGTGAAGGCAATGCAATTAAAAGATAAATAACAATACGAACCCCAAGGACTCGAAAATGGACTTTAAATCAATTATTAGCAAGATCAGCAGTTTAAACGACGAAGTTAAAACTATTGCTGCCCCAGAATTACCACAAAGTGTACAACTTAATGAAGATGCACAACTTCGTGTTCTAAGCGGCCGTACTACTTACGTTGCTGAAGCTAAAAAACAAGCTGAAGAAAAGAAAGACGAAAAAGTTGCTGAAGATATGAAAGTTGGTGATAGTAAGAAAACTGCTAAAGGCGGTACTGTTACTAAAACTAAAACAGGTATCGTTCACAAAGCTGCTCCGGGTGTATACGGCGGATCCGACGATAAAGATACAGATCCTGATGCTGACGATCATCCAGCAGATAAGAAAGCTAAAAAAGCTAAAAAAGAATCTATTGATGCAGAAGCGTTCAAAGGCAAGTTTGCCAAGATGGTAGAAGCAAAGAAAGACGAAAAGAAAGACGCTAAAAAGAAACCAATGAAAGAAGCTGCTAAGCCAGACTTTTTAGACATTGACAAAGACGGCGATAAGAAAGAGCCAATGAAAAAAGCTGCTAAAGAAAAAAGCGGCGACAAGCCAGCTGGTAAGAAAGGCATGAGTGCTAAACAAGAAAAATTCTTTGGTAAAAAGAAAACAGTTAAAGAATCAGTAGAACAAAAATTAACTTTCAAAGATATGGTTCAACTAGTTCAAGAAAGTGGTGGTCAACAACAAATTGATGCAGTGGATCAGGAATTGTTTGCTTGGGCACAGCGTGTTGCTAAATCTAAATTCCAAGAAAGCACCAAAGCTGATTTGTATGCTGGTCTAGTATACGAGCGTATGGGTGGTGTATTTGAAATGTATGACGTGCTAGCAGAACAAAAATAATTTAACCAAATTAACTCAAAAGCCAGCAACTTAGGTTGACTGGCTTTTTTGTTGGCTATATAATAGTCATATAAGGAGATTTATCATATGACTAAAATGTACGGTCCGGAAGAAAAAGCCAAGCTCGAAAGATTAATCAACGAAGGATCAAATGTACTTCGTGAAGTAGAGGACCTCAACGAAGGTCTTAAAGAAACCGTAAAAGCAGTTGCAGAAGAACTCCAAATTAAACCAAGCATTATCACCCGTGCAATTAAAATTGCTCACAAAGGTGATTTCAAAGCACATGATGAAGATTGGCAAGAGATTGAAGCCATCCTTGATATTACCAAACGACTTGATTAATGTTTAATTCAACTGTTGATTGGATTAAAGAAGACTACGCTACACATCCTGTACGTTTTGTATTAGAACTGTTAGCGTGGTTTATGAGCATTGGCTGTACAATTTGGATGGGATATACTCTGCCCAATCCGCCTTTTATATTCTTATATCCGTTGTTTGTTGTGCAATGTATAATTTTTGCATGGGCTGCATGGACTCGTGGATCAACCGGTATGATTGCTAACTATCTGTTGATCTCCACTATTGATGTCATTGCCTACATAAGGATGATAAGTAATCTATAAGCAAGGTCGGCGGGCCATAAACCGCACATTGGTATTTGCAAGCCGTAAGTTGCATAAGGAGAATAAATGAGTTACGTAGACGCTTTCTATGATAGAGAGCAGGACGTTATCAATGTTGTTGAACGTGACGACAAAGGTAACAGACATTTCAAAGAATATCCCGCACGGCATATTTTCTATTACCCTGATCCAAAGGGCAAATATCTTTCAATTAAAGGTGAACCGTTAAGTCGTGTTACCAGCAAGAATGTTAAAGAACATCGTAAAGAACTTGCGATTCACAGCAACAAACGACTATTTGAAAGTGATATCAATCCAATTTATCGTTGTCTAGAAGACAACTATCTGAATGCTGATGCTCCAAAGCTAAATGTAGCTTGGTTCGACATTGAGGTTGACTTTGATCCAGAACGTGGCTACGCATCGCCAGAAGATGCATTTATGCCAATCACTGCGATTGCCGTTCAATTACAGTGGATGGACACTATGGTGTGTTTGGCGTTGCCTCCTAAAACATTATCAATGGAAGAAGCAACTAAGCAGGTTGCAGAATTTCCTAACACTATGTTGTTTGAAACAGAAGGCGAGATGCTAGACACGTTTCTCAACTTAATTGAAGATGCAGATGTGTTAAGCGGATGGAACAGCGAGGGCTTTGATATTCCCTACACCGTTAATCGTGTTACCAAAGTATTATCAAAAGAAGATACAAGACGTTTTTGTTTATGGAATCAATATCCTAAGAAACGTGAATACGAAAAATATGGCAAGAGCGCAGTTACATACGACTTAATTGGTCGTGTACACTTAGACTCGTTGGAACTATATAGAAAATACACCTATGAAGAACGCCATACCTATCGATTAGACGCTATTGGTGAAATGGAAATCGGTGAAAACAAAACAGTCTACGAAGGCACACTTGATCAATTATACAACAATGATTTCCGTAAGTTTATTGAGTACAACAGACAAGACTGTGCGTTGCTTGATAAGCTAGATAAGAAACTTAAATTCTTAGCTCTTGCTAACACACTGGCGCATGAATGTACTGTGTTGTTGCAGACAACCATGGGAGCTGTGGCAGTTACTGAACAGGCAATTATTAATGAATCACACCGCCGCGGACTTATTGTTCCTAATCGTGTACAACGTGATCCTAATGAAAGTAACCAAGCAGCAGGTGCGTATGTTGCTTATCCAAAGAAAGGTATCCACGAATGGATTGGTTCACTAGATATTAACTCACTGTATCCATCTGCGATTCGTGCATTAAACATGGGTCCAGAAACTATTGTTGGACAGTTACGTCAAGACGGTACCAAAGACTTTATTGCGGGTGAGATAGGCAAAGGAAAATCTTTTGCCAGTGCATGGGAAGGTGTGTTCGGTAGTTTGGAATATACTGCTGTAATGAATCGTGAAGTAGGACGAGAAATCACTATTGATTGGGAAGACGGTGGCCATGACACATTAAGTGCTGCTCAAGCCTACGATTTAATTTTTGAAAGTAATCAACCTTGGATGCTCAGTGCTAACGGCACTATCTTTACTTACGAAAAAGAAGGTATCATTCCCGGACTGTTAAAGCGTTGGTATGCAGAGCGTAAAGACATGCAGGCTAAATTAAAAGAATGTATCCAGGCAGGAAATAAAATTGAAGAAGAATATTGGGACAAACGTCAAC